CTACTCCATTAGATGTATAACTAAACGAAGTATTAGCTACTAAAGCTGTAATAGTTGCTGTGATGTTTAAATTCGCAGCTACGATTCCTCCTGAATCCGCTAGGCCAGAAAGTATAATTGTCTGACCTATTGACATTCCAGCTGTAGAAGCAACAGCCACAAGAACGGTCGCACTTCCGAGTGTCGTTGTTAGTGGACCAGCACCCAAAGCTACCGGCACAAAGAGCGGACCGGAATCAATGGCGTTATTGTACATAATCGCGCCAAAGTAGTTTGTTGATGGACAGAAGTAAGGCAAACCAAAGACATTACCAACACCTGCTGAAACGGTTCCTGCGGGTGCCGCACTGACAGTGACAGACTTAATGTAGTAAAAAGCTTTTTTACCAACAGCAACAGAAGTGTTTGTCAATGTCGTTTGCTCTGTCATTGGCTGGCCATATAGATCCCAACCAAGAGTTGTTACGTGCTTCAAGTGGTCATCCGCAGAACTGGTATAAGTCAGGTTCCTCGGAACATCCAATTGAACAACAGTTGTCGTGGCACCCTTAAGATAAATGCTGGCACCACTAGGGAGTTTACTTAGTCCATTGACGAAAGGAAGCAATGTAATCCCTTGCCCATTCACAGTCACAAAAGGAAGTGCTGCCGTAGCAGCAGCCGGTGAAATTACCGCCGCTGATACAGGAGTGGGGATTATATCTAGTAACGCCAAGGGTGTGTTAAACACCCCAGGCGGCTGTGTGTCAACAGGGCTAGACAATTGCGTCGATGGAAAAATATTCGGATTCGCACTTACAGAATATTGAGTCTGTAATAGCGGTCCGCTTCTAAATCCATCAGACGCATGTGTGCCCCTGCTAGGTGTTGTAATAGACATAGTTAAACTCCTTGTGAGCCGAACGTTGCGCGCCAGTTTGAACAACCAAAGGAATACCGTTCTACAAAAGTAACGTTCAAGTTACGAGTAGTAGTGTCGGTAAACATATCAATAGACAATGGGTCACGCTCATAGTACTTGAAGCCGTTTGACTCATTTGTTATTAACTGCCACTGCGTTGGGTTGGTCAAGAATTGGTTGACCTTGTAGCCCATAGGGACAGAACTTAGGTTGTACATGGCATTGATGTCGTTGTTTGCAGTTCCAACGCGATACTTAGACCCCAAAAGAACATCGGCTGTGAACTGAAGTTCAGGCGGGACAATCAGCTTTTCAGCACCCAATGCAATCCTTAGACCAGAGGCGTTCAAGAACTTCTGGATGCCAATCAATGCATCCTGCAGGGAAGTCTCGTTCAACTGGGTAGGAATCGCAAAAGTGTTGGCAACGTTAGCTCCCAGAACTGGGTGAGCCAAAGAGAACAGTGCTTGACCGTCAGATACAGGGAAGTTCGCATTGTATCCGTTGTTCAAAACTGCGGCACCCTGTATGTTTTTTGCTTGACGCATGGAGTCCTTACCAGACTCAGTAGCGCGAGGCCAAGCATCCTTGTACAAGTTGTCTCTGATAGTATTCGCAGTGATTTGAAACCCGATTCCAAAGTTCTGGTGAAAGTAAGATGTAGTATACTGTTGCGCCATGTCTCCATAAGCAACCGCACCACCATCAGCTTTAAACAGCGCTACTGGCAAGAGTCTCATTTCTACTTCATATTCAACTGCCTTGTTCGAAACGTGGCTGGTGAATATTTCCTTCCACTGATCCGGGTAGGTCATATAGTCGCCAAAAACTGCGGCCAAGCCAGGACGCAATAATGACTGGATCGATTGTAAAGTGATGATAGCCATTCTATTAAACTCCTAATGTGCCGGCCTTGAAGGCAGATGTGTTGATGACTACAAGGGCATTATTGAACTGCACGCCAAAAGCATTACCCGGTGTTGGGTCGACGCCAATGATGCGAAGTGGCAATGTTGCGGTAGTTGCCGGAGTAACTGAAAGTGACATTACCGATAGACCAGTTGCCGTGTTACCCGCGTATGGGTTACCTGCTCCACTGATTTCACAGTTAAAGTCAACGTTCGTTACAATAAGTGTTCCAGCAGACTGAATCGTAAAGATTGTATTGGGATCTGTAATAACTTGAGCAATTGGCTGAGTACCAGCTGCTACAGCTGTTCCTTGTGGCCAGTACTTAGAGAATTGCCAAATTCCGTTGGTGTCTTGATAGCGACAACCAATGAAAACACCTGCAGTACCTGTAGGGGTAGTACCCGCAATATATTGAACTAGAACGCCCGCAGCGTAAGTTACAAGGTCGCCCCTGTACATGCTGTTAGCTGTGGTTGCCAAGAAAGGCATTTCCTGGAAACCGCCATTCCATCCCGTTGACCCAAAATAGGAAAAAGGGACTAAACCGAATGGCGCATTAATACCGTATGCCATGTTTAACTCCTATAAAATAAATATATAAATTCAAAAATTCTGAGGATTTATCGCTGTGAAGCGTAGAGGTAGACAGACTCCAAAACCTGTTACCTAGAAGGAAACGACCGCCCGAAGGGTCGACAGCATATAGCCGTATAGTAATATAATAACACTATTGGTAAAAATTGAAACTAATTTTATCTATTAAGTTCTGATCTTATAGGGATTGTTGGGATTTTGTAGAGAGTTCAGGGAAATTTCGTTTTCCTCAACTAATACAGCTTCAGTCGTTAGGAATAGACTCGCAATGGATGCGGCGTCTACCAGAGCTGTGATAACGACCTTTGTGGGGTCAATAATGCCAGCTTCTATCATATCGACGAACTCATCCTTTTGAGCATCGAACCCAAAGTGAAAATCATCCACAGAGTCTAACTTTTGACAGATTCCTTGAATAGCCTTCTCATCCTTGCCAGAGTTCATGAGAATCTGCTCAATGGGTCTCTCCATGGCATTCATAACCAGTCTCTCGGCGTAGATGCTCTTATCGGGACTATTGTTCCAATATTTGTTAATCGTACGGAATAGAGTTATGCCACCACCGGGGACGATTCCCTCTTGTAGAGCAGCCCGTGTAGCGTGTACGGCATCTTCTACGCGGTCTTTACGCTCTTTCATCTCAAGGGCTGTCTGGCCTCCCACCTTGATGACGGCTATACCGTTCGTGAGTCGTGCAAGCCTATCCTCAAGCTGCACCTTGGCAAATGCCTCGTCAGTGTCTCTGATTTGGGATTCGAGGAAGGCGCATCGGGTATCAATGGCCTCTTTGTCTCCATAACCGTCGATGATGGTTGTTTTGCCTTCTGAGATAATAACTTTTTTAGCCCGGCCCAAGGACCCCTTAGTAATGCTTTCAAGCTTAAGCCCTGTCTCTTCTGAGGCATATTTAGCTCCTGACATGACCATTAGGTCGTCTAAAATGTTCTTTCGGAAGTCGCCATAAGACGGAGATTTGATAGCAACGATGTTAAAGCCGTGCTTCATTTTGTTCAAAACAAGGGTAGCCAGGGCTTCAGAATCCACATTTTCTGCAATGATTAGTAGGGAATCATTGGTTTTAACGATAGATTCTAATAGCCCTAGAATGGGTTGAAGCGTGGAAATTATCCTGTCATGGACCAAAATATAGGGATTTTCCAGCTCACATGTCATTTTGGCAGGGTTTGTGACGAAATAAGGCGACAAATAGCCCGAATCAATCTGTAAACCCTCAACAATAGTCGATTCTGTCTTTCCGTTTGCCGATTCCTCAATGGTTATCACGCCATCTTTGCCAATTTTAGCAAATGTATCCGCAATTATCTTACCAACCTCACGGTCTCCGTTAGCCGATATGGTCGCAATGCTCTCAACCTCTTCAGGTGCCGTGATTTCAATGGATTTTGAGCGAATGAAGGCTACAACCTTCTCAACAACCGCATCAATACCCCTCTTGAGGTCCATAGGGTTTGCACCGGCCTCCAAGAGTTTCATGCCGTCCTGGATGATGGATTGAGCAATGACTGTCGCTGTCGTGGTACCATCTCCGGCCACATCACATGTCTTGATAGCGACTTCTTTGAGGAGTTGAGCCCCTAGGTTTTCGTGTTCGTCATAAAGTTCTACCTCACGGGCAACGGATACACCGTCCTTAGTGATTCTGATAGGCATATTACGTCGAGAGATGATCACATTGCGGCCTTTAGGGCCTAATGTGACCTTGACAGCGTCCGCAAGCGTATTAATGCCGACGAGCATCTTTGCTCTACTCTCAGTCCCGAATGTAATTAACTTTGGAAACACTAACTAACCTCTTGATCTAACATGTATGGGTGAATAGCCTTGATCATTTTCAACCTTGAAGCGTCCAGGAGCTTCACCGAGGTAATCCGTCAAAGAGGAGGATTCCTTCATAATCTTAGCTGATTCGGCCTCTGCAGCTCTTTGGCGGGCTCCATAGACCTCTGTGGGTATCTTCATCAAGACACAACCCTCAATGTGGATGTTTCCATCATTCTTTCCATCACTAAAGCGGTGATTCATCATAGGCACCACAAACTCTGGATGGTCACTCGCTGGCACAAAGTCATAACCCTTGCGATACAAAGCCTGTAGGTTCTGGGGTTGGTCCTCATTCATGAGCCTTTCATTAGCCCAGATGTACGTCCAACCGGCTGGGACGCTCTCTAGTGGGAAGTGTAACTTTCCTTTGTGAGAACTATCAGTATCAATGGCATACCGAGGGTCATCTAATAGCCCCGTCCGATGCGCCTCAATCTCTGTCTCTGGTGTTAAGTTCCAGTCGCCGGTTTCGCTTATCTTGTTACGAGCCATGCTATTCCCCTCTCAGGTTGCGTTTATAAGCCTCTTCAAGCCCCTTGTTATCCATAATCTTATTGCCCTTGGCATCCTTGACGAAGCCGCGCATAGAGCGTGCGAAGTCTATTTGCTCTCGTGATAGCTGCATGTCACGTGCTTGATTGCGGCTTGACCCATCAACTGACCTTCTACTGGGTGGTGCCACTGCGGACCCTCTTGGGCTTCTCATCGTCATTTGTCTCTTCCTTGGCTCTTCTTGCCTCTCAGTTTTCTGAACCGCGCCATAAGAATCCGCCATATAATCTGATATATCTTCCCAGAACTCAGGCGACCCAATTTCATCTTCTCTTCCCTCTAGAACGTATCTGTCTTCAAGAGCTAATGAAAATTGATCTGCCTGTTGAGCTAGGGCTGGTCTAAAG